CTCCTGACGGAGGAACTCGACTTCAGACACGTCGGCGCTGTTGACCTCCAACCGTTCCGAAGCGGTCAGGACGCCACCGGCCAGCTGCTCTGCCCGGTCGAGATCCTCGGTGCTCGGGGTCGAGTCGTCACCTTCGCCACCCTCGCCGCGGGGGCTGGGCGTGCCAGCCAGTTGCTCACGGACGACTTCGACAGGGCTCTGGTCGTCTTCATCAGTCCAGCCAGCGTCCTCCGCGAGCATCTCGACAAGCTCGCCTGCTTCGAAGCGGTCCGCGATCTTGTCTGCCGAGAGCTTCGAGTCTTCGGCTGCGAGGTCGGCGAGCATCTCAACGAGCGGCTCGACTTCCTCCTCGAGGTCGTCTCGCTCTTCGCGGAGTTGCTCGACCTTCTCTTCGTAGTCGTCGATCTGTTCCTCTTTGTCTGCGAGCTGCTCCTGGAGATCCTCAGTCTCGTTTTCGAGCTGGTTACGCTCGGTGCGGATCTCCGCGAGCTGCTCCTGTAGGTCGTCGTTGTTGTTTCCCATATGTGTGGAACTACCGTTGGTTCCCGTACCGGATTCCGCCGGTTCGTCGGATGTCTGTTCAGAACCACCAGCCTCACCCAGACCTTCCCAGGCGACGTCGTCGATCCAGTCGTACGACTCGTGGACCTCGAAGGGAGTGTCCTCGAGTGCGTCGACTATCTCGTCGTTCAGCGAGTCGAGCGAGTCGACCGCCTCCCGGTCGACCGTCGCCTGGAGTTCAGGGTTAGTGTTCGTCGAGGAGCGTGTGGCCGAGATGCCCTCAATCGCTTCGAGGTTTTCGACCGCCTCGTCGAGGAACTCATCGCCAAACATCTCGCCGTAGGCGTTGAAGTTCAGCGTGAACAACTGCGCCAGCTGTTCGGCCGCCTCGGCCCGAGCGTTGAACCCCAGAGCCTCTGCCATCGCTGGCTCGATCGTCGCGCTCGGAGACGCTCCGTTATCGAGAAGCGTGATGTAGGGGACGTCGATGATCTTCTCGACAGGGTAGGCCCCGAGTTCCTCATCGTACTCGCCCAGTTTCCGGAACATATCCGGGCTGACGTCAATCAGTCCGTGTTCGACGAGCTGGGCGAGATGGTCATCCAGGAGATCGGCGTCGTCGGAGACCGGGCCGACGCCGTCCTCATACCGGAAGTTGTCGACCGAGCCGACGATGTTGTCCGGATCGGCTTGGTCAAGCATCCCCTTGTGGCCGTCATCGGGGCGACCTTTCAGGATCTTCGCGCCATCGAAAGCCCCATCTTCGACGCCTTGCCGCAGTGCTTCTGGGCCCCAGTAGGTCTTTTTCCCAGACCCACCGGTGGTGGTATCTCCCTCTCCAATCGGGATGACCCGAGCGGAGTAGGTATCAGTGTCATCTGAATCCTCGTCGAGGCGGGCGAAGCCGCCGCCCTCAGCGAGGCGTTCGTACTGTTCTGGATCTGGAGTCATAGGTAGGTCAGCTCATAAACGCACTCTCCAGGAGTCGAACCTGGATCCCACAGTAGGAGGCCAGCGAGTGCAACCGCAACCGCCTGAAAAAGTCGGACCGCGCTACGAACCGTCAGTCTTCCGTCGTGGTTTGAATCGGCCAGTTCTTTCGTCCCGCGGGATATCACCGGATTCGATGTGGTTCTTCATGTGGTCAGAATGGTTAGTGACTTCGAGGTTGTCCAGGAAGCTGACCGCCATCGCAACCTCATCTGGGCCATCAGGCCACACCGGGATCTTATGATGGACAGATTTCCCATCGAGTTCATCGAGATCGTCGACGAGGAGTGTTGCTAGTAATCGGTGGTGTTTGACCTCGTTTTTAGCGTGCCTGATGCGTTCGTATCCGCGTTTTGAAACGCTGAGTCGCGGGATTGTTCGTGAGGCATCGTGAGCTGCTTTCACTTGTTGTTCGCGTTCCTCCTCAGACATCCGCTCCCACTTGTGCTTCTCTGCCGACGACTGTCCTCTTCGAGTGATGTCAGAGAACTCTATGGCCTTCTTTACAGCGGTGCGACTGACATCAAACATCTGCGCCAACTGGTTCTCGCTGTTCTTTTCGTATAGTTCACGGAGCTTATCTTCACCCAGATATTCAGCGAATGGTTGGCCCGTATTATCGTGACCTCTACTCCAATGGTGTGCAAACGAAAGGTAAGAATCGTATGATTTAGAACATCTTGGACAGTTCCAAGTCATATTCTCAAAACACACCCACACAGGATATAGGTTGTGATGGGTTCTTTAGCCATTTTACGACGCAGAACTACTCACAACAGATCGTGTCACGCATCTGCAACGTGGATGGAATGGAGGGCCCTTCTTCCGGGCTTCTTCTGGAGTCAGCTGCCGACCGTCCCACGGTGAGCAGATCTCACAGACGTGGTTGTCGCCAGCAGTCGAGACCTCCGACATCACTTCGAGATCCGCATCCGAGCCGAGGAGACGCTCTGCTTCTGAGATGGATGCCTCGTTGTGAGAGTACATCACTTCAGTCCTCGCGAGCGTCGTGGCTCGTGTCCGACCGATGGAGTCGACGCGATCAGCAAGTCGGGAGGCTATCTCACCGGGACCGACGCCTTCGGCCATGCCCTCGGCCAACTCCCGGGAGATCTCCCGGGCGACGTCGTCGGTGATCCCACGGAGGGCCTCGAAGTTGCGCTGGTAGAGTAGGGACAGACGGTCTTGGTGGATGGGCCGTTCAAACGCCTGACTGGCGTCGACGCCATCCGAGGCCTCATCCATCCAGCCGTGCTGATTGCGGATACCCCGCTCATAGGCTTTCCTGACGTACGTATTCCCGTCGCGACTGATGACATCCAGGACGCCCTCTTCCTGCTGGGTCCGGAGCCACTCCATGAAGATCTCGTGCTTCTTGGCATCTTGCTCGAAGGCGTAGTCTCGACCTTGGAGATCTTCTGGATCGAAGTCAGCTAACTGCTCTACGAGATCGCGGGCCGCTTCGTATCGCTCCTCACCAAGGAGCTCGTAGTACTCCTCAGGGACGTCGACCGCGGCCTGTCCTGAGAGCAAGTCGGATAGCGAGATCCCGCCACCGTCGTCACCTTTGAGCTCAAGAACGTCACGCTCCCCGATCCCACGACGGATCTCTGCACGGATATCCGCGAACCGGCCGCGGAGTTTCTGTGCGTACTGCCGTTGGATCGTCGTCGTTTTCGATGGGTCGTTGGCGTGAGGATCGCCGTCGCCGGTGGTGGGTCGGGCGTAGTCACCCGCCAGCTGCTCGACGTGCGGGGAGAGGTGGCGATGGTCACAGCCATGATCGCCAGCGGCGAGACGCTCACCCCAGTCCGACAACTGCGCCGTCGACTCCGCGACCGTGTCCGGGCCGACGACGTCGACGAACTGATCGGCGGTCTCGGTCGAGCTCATGTGCTTTCACCATCGTCGCTCTCTTCGCTTTCTTCACCCCCGTCGTCCTCTTCGGCACCCTCACCGCCAGGCATCATTTCAGGTGTGTCCTGCTCGTCGGGGAGTTCGAGCGGATCAGACTCCCATTCGTGCCGATCCCGAAGCTCCTCGAGGTCGAAGCCAGCGAGCTCGGCGAACGCACCGGGTGGCATATACATATCCGCCCCACTCTCAGCGAACTGTGAGAACGCCTCCATCAGCGCTGTGAGATTCTCCGCCGGGAAGCCTTCTCGCCGCAGCGGGTTCTCGTCCATCTGCGGTTCAATGCTGAAGTGTACCGACCCGCGGTACCGATCACTGCTGGCCAGTTCGTCCGCTTTCTCTTCCAGGACCGGCGTGAGTTTGCGCTCGATGTACCGCCGCTCATGGTCGACCCGCTCGTTGTCTTTCTCGATCTGCGGGTCGACGACGAACTGGTTCAGGTCATCGGCATACGCAATCTGGTACTTCCCGACCGGCATCACCGAGAAGATCTGTTCGATATCGTCTCTGACTGCGTCGCTGATGTCGGGAACCGTCCCTTCCTCGACCTGGACCTCGACCGTGTGTGGCACGAAGTCGACCCGACCAGCGAAAGAGTCCTTGTCGCCGCCACGGTCGGCCTCCTCATCGTCATCGGGACCGTAGCTACTGGAGACGTCACCCTCATTGTGTGCTTCGGCGTATTCTTCGGCCTCTGCCTGAGTCCAGTTTTCGGAGCTGTAGATACGGTGGGCGTATCCCGTTTGCCGAACCGAGAAGTCCCGATCCTCAAGCTTCTGGACCAACGCATCGATCCGATCTCGGCAGGCGTCGAAGACAGAGGTTCCCCAGACCTCGCCGTCATCAGCGTCGTAGGTGAGTTTGATGATGTCGTCGACCGTGAATGGGATCGGATCTTTGTCGCTATACCGGAGGAGGTCCTCGTCGTACTGGTTGTACGCTGCCGCCTCTCCATCTTCCGTAACTGGGTGGTCGGCGTCGACGTCGTCGTCTGGCTGGATGAGAACGGTCTGATCTTCTCGGGTATAGATCTGGAACGTTGCCGGATCCAGCGACATCAGCGCTGCCATCGCATCGGGATCTTCTTCGGTCCCGACCTTCTCGATCAGGGCCGTCCCCTTGCCTCGGCGCTTCGAAGGCAGCGATCCGAGTAGCGTTGCGAGATCGTGGCCCATCTCGCCAGCATGGATCACACAGTTAGACGCCCAGAGCTTCAGCGCCTCCTCCATCTCTTCGTCACGCTCACCGTCGACGTCCTCGACACGGATGCGGTACCCGGGCTCCGTGACTGCGAGGTCGAAGCTCTTCAGCGGTGCCCGAGTGAGTGCGAATTCGTTGTAGTACTTGTTCCAGTACTTGCGGATCTTGTCCGGCGGT